TAAGACTTTACCATTTTGACCATGATGTGGATAAACTCTCCCAAAATGTCATCAAAGTTGATGAAAAAATTTTTGTGGAAAATTTTGAATGACTCGGATACATCGGTTCGTCTCACGCAGCAAGTAGGTAGGTCGCTCTTCATAACAGGAACTTATGTTCAGAGCTACATTCTGATCCCTGTCCTTCAGAGGCTGCTGGACACACTCGTTGGAACTACAACGGACCAGACCTCGGACACTTCTCATATTACCTTCTTCGTTCCTGTAACAGACCCTTCCCAACACACCACCACAACCCGAACATGTTTTGGTAGTCCTGAACTCGTCGAACATCTTCACCGGAAACCTCTCCATACACCTTTTCTTAATTCAGGTCATAAAACAATTTAAGGATAACATGAACCACTACAAAATGACTGTAACTAACAAGTATTACTCCCTTTCAATCCTCAATTCAAAGAATGAACATGTCCCGTTCTCCAATGGTTCGTTTAAACTGAGCCATGGTACCGAATACAAGGTCATGCTCACCAACATCCACTCCTCGTGTCAAGCTAACGCCAAAGTCTACATTGACGGTAAGCGAATGGGTCACTTCAGACTCAAGACTAACGGCAACATCATGATTGAACGCCCCGACGACGACCAAAAGGCCCGTAAGCTCACTTTCTTCAGTGTCAATAGCGAAGAGGGCAGAGCCGGAGGCCTTGTGAGGTCATCAGAGTTGGGTAAGATCAAGGTTGAGATCCAGAAGGAACGCGATCCTCAGGTGTTCTTTGATAGCTGGTCTGACGATTCGGATTGTTCAGCTGACTGTGCTACTGACGGGGCCGTACCAAACAGAGGTCGTCGTTATGTTCAGTGCATGACTGACAGCGTGGATGGTGGGACAGCCCTGGGTAGAGCATCCAAACAGAAGTTCTATACAGCATCTCAGATAGAGGTGGAGCCCGAGGTATACAGACTTGAGGCACGAATGGTCTTGATCGACGAGCCTGCCGTAATTCCTTTGTAAGTTGATATAGATTCCATACCCCTAGGGGTATGGAAATTTTGTGTTTGAGGTACTGATCGTGTTAGTTGTACATGACTGCCCTGTAGATCTGATCCATGAGTTGACTCTTCTTGTCTTTCAGAAGTTCATCAAGCCTTTCTTCATATCCGAGGTCTGGTCCGTTGTAGTTCCAACGAGTGTGTCCAGCAGCCTCTGAAGGACAGGGATCAGAATGTAGCTCTGAACATAAGTTCCTGTTATGAAGAGCGACCTACCTACTTGCGGCTAAGGCCGCTGGACGAATTCGTCCACCTAGGTTATAAAGGGTTAAATTGTTTTATATGACAATGATAGCATCATATAAAGGATAGATAGTGCCAAGGCGCAAATATGCTGGTATAAACAAGGTAATATGTGTTGATGATCCTGAGATCGATTTAAGGGCTTTACTTTTACATCTTTTACCTAAACCAACTAGCTCCAGAAACTTAAATTCAACTTATTTGGTTGGCGACTTCGTCTGTGTATTCATCTTTTACGGTGCGATGAACGTCGTCTTCAATTTGGTCAAGTGATCGTCATTCAAATCATCAAATATCTGCTTCATGTTATCATTAAATGTTTTAAGGTAAGATTCATGTATGATGGGGAAGTTATAGTAAACGATGTGGTTAAAGAAGTCATAATCTGTAGGGATCAATGGCGATCTCTGCACGAGGACCATCATCAAGAATTTGTGGAACATGACGTTGTTGCTGATAAATGAGATGTTGTTCATCATGTTCATGAACGCATCGTAATGCTTGTTATGGGATGCTAGCCAGAACCCCGGTTTGAAGGTATTGGTTCCATAGTACTCGTGGTAGAACGTCCTGAAGATCTTAACCATGTATGCAGTCATGGTAGATATCATGTTTTCGGTGAACATCCAGAGTGTATGATCCAGAACCCACAACCTCACACCATCTGGATTGATGCTTTTCAGGTTGTAAAACGACCAATGCGTATTCTGGGCTCCGCTGATGTTGAGGTATCCTATTGAGTTGTTGCGGTATGGTCCAACCAACCCTTTCTCAATCACTTCGTCCACAGGTACGCAAACAAGCGACGGTATGCAGCAGTGCCTCACTATGTCGTCAAAGTTGAAGGGTTTCAGTTCAGGTGGTTTCATGTAGCACCTCAGCTCTATCTCACGCGACAGCCTCATTGAATCATCAGGCGTCAGGGGTCCTTTGGTTTGAGTTAGACAACCCCTGTACAGAGACAACCTCACATCATTGACGGACAGGTGGTCTAAGATACGAGCATGAGCCTTGCCAGCCTTCCTGAGCATCACGATATGCTCATTAAGGATCTTCTTATACTCACATATATCAACAGCACCAAGCAGAGCATTCCTGATAATGGATAACGATGACCATAGCTCATCGTCATCTTCGTCGTCTTCGCACAGTTCTTCAAGAAGAACGTCAATGGTTTCGACACATGCTGTCTTAAAGTTGTCAATGGTGTTTGATTCGAGGTTGACAGATATGTGACTGTTTATGTTGGCCATCTCTTGTCTGATGAGTGACATGGTGATGACAGATAGTTGTTGGCACTGTTGTTGGACGTATTGTTGGTGATAACTGATCTTATCGGCCTCAGTGACGATGGTGGGTGCGTTCCTAAAGTTTTGAGGAATCTTGGAACGGTCTATCTTGAACTCGTCTTCACCACCCAGGAACATGTTTAGAAGGGATCCTGTTGTGTCGGGCTCTTTTCCCTCAAGTATAGACTTCTTTTTGATGAGGCCGAGTAAGGTACCGACCTTGATGACGTCCATATCGACAATGTCAACAGGGATGCCGGTGGCTTTTGAGGAGGCTTCGCGGCGGGTTCGGCTCTTCTCGTCTTGCTCCTTCTTGCGCTTCATCTCTTCGTCGAGCTTGCGCAGTTTCTCTTTTTGCTCAGCAGTTAATTCTAAAGACATCTTTTTAGGACCTACAAAGATGTTTAGATCAGATACCGAACGATGACGATTTGATATTGAGAGGTTGATGGGTTAAAAGAAGTTAAAATCACCTTGCAAAAACCAAGAGGAATAGAAAATAGCAGGATTAGACGAAGGACAACAAGCTGCACATCATGAGGAACTGAATAGACTACTAGAGCGCCTAGCTGTGTCCGAATCTAAGCACAAGGAGTGCCAGGATGTCCTCTGCACTATAGCGCTCCTGACACCCCAACAACGTGACGAACTTGCCAGACTCTTTGGTCAAACAAAAGAGAATTTGGAACCATTCCTGAGTAAGTAACATATCCTCAATTTCATAACCTCGTGAGGTTATGAACACAACAGACCCGAACCCATGAAATCTTCCCAGGATACTAAAATGGATGTTTGTGATCAATGGAAACAAGACAAGACCATCAACCCAAGAACTAACCGTAAGATCAAACCTACCGGAAAGGTATACAAAGCTCTTGAGGTCGAATGCGCCACCACCAAGTCACCAGGAGGTCGGTCACCGAAAGACTTACCTAAAAGACCTAGACGTGGACTCGACCCATACTCACCCAATTGCTTTAAATGGCACAACAACCCAGGGATTAACCCGATCACCGACAGAAAGATTAAGATTGGAGGTCCTACATATCAGAAAATTGAGGAAGCGTGTGGAAGCTCACTCACGCCCGATGAATGCGACGAGTGGAAAGCCAACCCAGGCAAGAATCCGAGGACTGGGCGCGCCATCAGCCCCCGAGGTAAGATCTATCAATGGTATCAGAAGAACTGTGGAGATGTGGGCGTGGGAGCTACTTCAAAGCTCGGGCAGACCTGGTTCACAGAACGTTTAGACAAAGGACTGCGTATTAACAATAGCCTCAGGGCCATCAACGCAGACCAGTGGAATATGTGCATGACCGGGACTAACGCGCCAGCATTCAGGGCCAACTTCTCAAACGTGGTAGAGATAGGCAAAGGGACGTTTGGACAAGTATACAGAGCCACTCTCAATACAGGTCATGACGATCAACTCGTGATCAAAGAGGCATACCTTAGACCTGAAGAGAAAAGGATCCTAAAAAAGGCTACCACCCAGAATCAAAAATGGGAGACTATCCAAAAGAACTCGTATCCTCAGGAGAACAGGATCTTGGATCTTGTGAACCAGCTTCTCCTGAGTCGTCGGTGTCCCAACTTTGTGTACGTCTACAACATGGCCATGTGTGACGGCTGTAGAGTCCAACGCCTCTTTGACAGAGGCAGGTCTGCGTCGGGTTCCTGCTACGTCACGTTCATGGAGTCTGCGGACATGGATCTTGATCACGTAGATCTTATTAATTTTGAAGAGCAACTGAGTGTACTCTATCAGCTGCTCATAGCCGTGTACGCGATCCATCGCTACTATGCCATATGGCATCGTGACATCAAGACCTCAAACGTCTTTGTACAACTGACAAAGCCTGGTGGCTACTTTGAGTATGTGATTGAAGGCAAGTCCTACTACGTCAAGAACGCGGGTGTGGTGGCGTACCTTGCAGACTTTGGGGTCTCAGAAGTCATGTCCCCACTATACGCGTTTACAAACTACTATGGAAACAGAAACGCTGAGGTGATGAGATCGTCTCAAAACGTGGAGGGAAGTAACCTATATTGGAAACCTATCTCACTAGCGAGCAAACCATCCATTGATTGGTACGACAGAACGACTGACTCAATGGTGAAAGGAACTAGAAACCTCATTACCGAACCCAACATCAATAGCTCCGTGCCTATTAACCTCAACAATAGCCAGAAGTTTCCCGCCTTTGAGTTTTTTGACGATATACAGGACGTGATTCGCATGTTCGTGGGGGGTAAGCAGGCTGAGCAACCTGGTAATCATAAACCCATGAAGACGCTTAGTTATGAATTGGAAGATCTAATTATCGATAAGAGAGCATATCTACCCTCACGTAGCTTAATGTATAAAATCTATGGTACAGTCAAGTATGTATTGGCAAACGAGATGTTTGACCAACTGTACATCAAACCTCAGTCTGTCGACAAAGTGGTGGATCGATTTGTGATGTAAAGGATAGTCAGTAAATGATTGCAGAAGTAGGAGTAGATGAGGCCGGCAGAGGCCCACTCGTTGGCAGCGTCATAGCGGCGGCCGTTGTCCTAGACCCCCTCAAACCCATTGCAGGCCTAGCCGATTCGAAGACCCTATCTGAGAAGAAGAGGCTTGCATTGGCTGAACAGATACGTCAGAAGGCGACAGATTGGGCGATCGGTGAGGTCAATCACACGGAGATTGATGAACTGAATATACTGCAAGCGTCTATGCTGGCCATGAAGAGGGCCGTTGAAGGGCTTGTAATCAAACCTGATAGAGTGTTAGTTGACGGGAACAAGACTCCGGACTTGGGAGACGTTCCCTGCAGCGCTATTGTGAAGGGGGACGCCAAGGTACCTGCCATCAGCGCGGCTTCCATTTTGGCCAAGGTGTACAGAGACGACCAGATGATGATCCTCCACAAAATCTACCCTCAATATGGGTTTGACAGACACAAAGGGTACCCCACACGACAACATTTGAGAATGCTACAAGAGCATGGTCCAATCCATCAACACAGAAAAATATACAAACCGGTAGCCAAGTTGTTGGGCTAATTGGGAAGAGGTCTATTAGAGTATGTTAACCTATATACCTAACGCCGCCATCTGCTTACATAGTTCAGTGTAAATATTCTTCTTTTCAGGCTTCTTCTGTTCAAGGTCACCACTCGACAAGATATTATCATCGTCCTTCAAAAATGACTTCAAATGAAAAATTTTGGATGTACGATGTGACTCAGTTGTTTCGTTCTTACGAACTGCTACCGAGCCCCGAAGACAGCCTATCAGTCAAACTTAACACCATCACGCGACTGGCTCTAATCGTGTGTATCGTCATTGCGGCGTACAAACCAGTGCTTGCGTTCAGTACACTAATCCTAGTTATGGTCATCACAATGAGCGTCTACTCAGGAACAGTGGCAGACCCTACTATTGAAGGATTTGAACCAGGCCCAATTGAAGGAATCAAACGAGCCACTAACCTATATGGTGGTTCAAACGATCCTTATGGATTGACAGTCTCGCATGATGCTCCCAATCCGTCTGTAGGGTGTGGTTCAAACCAACAACTGTATGAGTTTATGAGGGAATATAACTCCACCCGCTATCCAGACCTCAATAAGGTAGGCTTTCCTACTACTCAGAAGAGGTTCTGCAACGATGCCGTCCCCCTAGAGTACGGCCCAGATCACATATCTCCTAACCAGGAACTGGTCGGTGGACCAAATCCCAAAACAAGGGTACCCCCACTCGTAGCCGCCCCCTCTCTCGACCTAGATTCCTGGCGTAACAACGACTTTGCAGTCCACTCCCAGATTAACAAAGAGACCAACTTTGACGCAGAGAAATCGGGCTACAACTGCGGTATCCTCCCAACCAAGTGTGAGGACTGCATGTACGTACCGTGTCGGTGTAAGGTTCTGAAGGGTCAACGGAATCAACGTCCAAGAGGAATGCTCAGTAATGTCGACCCAGATGAAGGAGAGGATCAACCACTTCCAGAGGTCACCTTCATTGAGGAAGCTTCAATGGTTAATGGAGATGTTGTTGAGGGGTTTCGCGAGGATTTCAACGGGCAAATTGGCGCGCACAACTTCAGTCACGGCCGAAGCGCTATCGGTCCTCAGGGCGGTGCTTACGGGCACTCGAAGAGTGCTTACGGGCCCTTCGGGTCCGCGGGGCACTCGAAGAGTGCTTACGGGGGTAGACGTATTGGGGGTCATACACGCACAGTGCTTAGCAGTAGACGTGGAGAGGGACGCGGACGACGACCCGATGTAGTGACAAACATACCCCCGGGAGCTGGCAGGCCTGGTGGTAGGCCTGGTGGTAGGCCTGGTGGCCCTGGGAGGTCGGACATTGATCGTGAGCAGCGGAGACAGATCATCAGAGACCTCATCAACGAACTGGGAGACAACAAGCCCAAGAAGCATAAACCATACATCAGACGGTATGTGAGGGATGTGTTTTTGGATAGGCGCCTCGGAGACGTGAGCGACATCGAGATCGACGAGATCATCGAGGAGATCGCAGCACGGTTCGTCATGACACCGAGACAAGAGGAGGAGAGTGAGGGTCCAGAGATCACCCCTTGCTTCGAGAGTCCCAGACGCGACAACATCATCACGCAGACCCTCCAACCGGGTGTCTTCCAAAAGTCGCACATTGGTGAACCCATTCAGAGCAACATCGGTATCTCATACACCCAGGAGTGGGGCCCCACAGAGGTCCAGGAGACCGACAACATGATCAAGTACACCATGCGCGATCCCAAGAATACCATCATCACTCCTCAGATCAAGGAAGAGGTAATCGGACAAGATCATGCCAACGTCTATGATCCCAGGTTCACAGGGTACGGAACCAGTTACAGATCCTACACGGATCAACTGACGGGTAGACCCAAGTTCTTCTATGATGACGTGGATGCCATCACGATGCCAAATTATGTGACCCGCAGCAAGGTAGACGTGTTCCCGTGGGCCAACACGTATGGTCCTGACAAGATGATGTCTCAGTCTGAGGGTGACGAGTACAGGCAGCTGGCCAATAACGCTTTCACAGATTCGGCGCTCACCTTTAGGACAGAGCTACAGGAACGACTCATGAGGAAACGTAACGCGGAGTTGTGGCAACGTAGAGTGGCGCCTATCTCGACGATGGGGCGCCTAGGTTCGTCTATGAAATCGTGTTTGTAAATAGGTAAATTGGATTCGTAACCCCAAAGGGTTACGAAAAGAAAAGGATTTGATTGCGTTACTGAGTATTTACTTGGTATGACCACATTGGGTACATTTCTCACGACTAGCTCTTACGGCTCTGATCTCAGATTCAAGTGTTGAGCACCTGTTCTGAAACATCACCCGCTCAGTATTCTGGTTCTGAGGTTTTGCTCACTCACTGGCTGGGATCGATGACACCTCTAATGCTCTCAACGAGGTCTTCGGCCTTCTTCTTCGAATACGACAGACCATGGTTCTTGGCAATGCTCTTCAGAACCTCCTTGCTCGTGTATGAGATGATCTGGCTAGTAGGGATCTCATAGATTCCAATCATCCACAGAGCTGTGTTCTCGTCAATAGAGTTGACGCGACTGAATTTGTAAAGGTAGAACAGAGCACTCTTGATGATAGAGTAGTCTCGTTGGGAGAGCTTATCCTTGTAACTGTTAAAGATGTTCGTGTATTTCTGACGATTACGGTTCTTGAACGCTCCCTTTACGTCGCTAGCCTCACCCACACAGATGCTCAACAGCTCGCTGATGAGGGTCGGGTACACTTTGTTGTCCGCCTTGTAATGATTCATATTTCTCTCAACTCTGGGGACGTCAAGGGGACCCTCTTCCAACTGGACATCTTCAACATCGGCAGACAGCTGCTTAATTACATCATCGTGATCAGGAACAGCTGCTGGAAGAGGCGCGTGTGGGTGAGCGCTCTTGGGGGCGGCCTTGCGCGGAGAGGGCTTGACGCTCTTGACAACTGAGGCAGATACAGCCTTGGTCTTAGATTCGACCTTCCTCTTAGGAAGGCGTTCTGGTGATTTTGGTTTCGGCATGTTTAGATATATAGGACCCAGCTTTAGATCGCTTACATGAAATAAAAACAACCCTGTAGCTAACTATGACTACTCTCTTTATAAGAAATTTGGTAGTCATCAGAACTATACATGAATCCATTAGGTGTGTATGTAGGTGTATACATATGTAACTTCTGGTAATGAGTCATTTCAAGGATAATGTGCTTCATCTGTCCAAAAACTTCTCATCTTACTAAAATAGATGGATCAATATCTAGCAATCTACACTCCAGTAGCCGAACTGGCGAACCGGATCGCCTTAGGTAATAAAAGTCGTTTAACCTTGAACCCACTCACCGAACTTAACGGCTTCAAGCAGATGCTCCAAAGCATTGACATACCGGCCGGTGAGCTCAGTAACCTCGTATTGGACGGGACGTTGGGCAACTACCGCCTCGCGCTTAACGGACAAGCCGTCGACATTGTCAAAGGCGTAGAGGATTTGAGGTACAATGCCAACCTCCTCAATTTTCTCCGACGGTTGGGACTCACCCAGACCGCCACCGCACAGGCC